ATCTAACGGAGGCTTGTCATCTTCATCGGTAATCACAACAACTGGGCCAGGGTTTGACTCTACATCCCCACTTCGCATCAATCCGTAGTTAATCCGAGGGTCTTGACAGGAAATATGCTCTACTTTCTCACAGAGAATTTTTGTGATCTGTTTGAAGTTCTTGGCGGAACCCCCCATCTGTTTTGGGAAGAGCGTACTTGCTTTTTGTTTAGCAGGAGGAGATATCTTCTCATAATTCAAAATAAATAAATTTTCCAGTCCAACCGGTATCTCAGCAACAGGTAAGGTTTTCTTTGCTGACATAACTCCGTAGCTGTATCCATTAAATTATTTCTCTTCAGAAGGGAAGAAGTCAAATGGACATCTTAAGCAATTTTCATCATCAATATACATCATAGCAAGGAACATGGTCAGCTGATTCATATCAATCCCGTATGCAAAACACAAGGTCTCGTCCTTGATAGCTTTGCTGATTCCAATCTTATGAGCACGGTTCTGGAGAAATTAATTGGTAAAAGCTTCAGTAATTCTTGCATCTTTCTTCATCATCTTTAATCTTAATTAACATAGTTTTGAGCTGATCGAGTCTGTAGAGAAAGATCCGATTGACAATGCAGCTAGGTAGTGGCCTTAATCATCACTTAATTTCATTGAACAAACAGTGTTTGTCAAAATTAATCGATCTAACTGCCTGACGACAAATACTTCGTCCTCGTATATACCAACTATTCTCGACAGAATCCCTAATCGCATGAAATCAATCTTTGTTCCCTTAAGGACTAGACCTAATCCATGAGTCTTGACTTCATTTTTCTAACTACATAGTTCTCTCATCCATGTTCCAACAGCTACCAAGCTTTATCTACTTAATCCCAGAATTCCTGTATCATCACCTGCAAACATCATCTGAAAATGACTTCTAACCTCTCTGATGAAATCATTAAATTGTGGGTAAAGTTCGACTATTCCACTCAAGTTTCTCACGCGCTTTACTTGTTCCCAATTCTTTAAGCTCCACTCCGTTCTGTGCCGAAACAGTGAAAAACAATGATAAAGGAAATTCCTTAAGGTCCCAAACAAAGTTGTTGCTGAGCAGTGTCCAGAAAACGTTGTGCCATTAAATCGTCCAACCCCTTTTCCGCCTCCCTCCCCGAATTTGAAGAACGCTTCAGTGTTTGCAAGAAAGTACTAATCTTCTTCATCACTAATCCCCTCTAATTCTATGATCCCTCGCCGTAATGCTGATTTCATGAAGTATTTATCAACAGCAGTTCTAATAAATTAACTATTCGTAGAATCATAGGCTGAGAAGTCACTCTCGTAAGTCCAAGGGAAACTTTTCATTATCTTTAACTCGTCCTCCAGCTGTTCTGGACTCCTTCCGAGGAAAAACTCCGGGAAGTGTTTCTTGAAGTATTTCAACATGAAATATGCTATTTTTCCTATCCGGGCTCTTACTTCAAACTTCGGACAACAAATGAAGCGAGGTTTTACGCTGTTCTTCGTATTCATTCCCGTTCGCAGATCTCGTCGGACCGCGTGGTTTTCTCCCACTTTTGTGAACATATTGAACCTTCTAGTTCTCTTGGATGGCTTTGGCCACGCCGCGCGATATTTACGCTCCTTGAATGGGTCACTCTCTTTAACATGAGCTAGATATTCTTACTTTAATTCAGATGTATTCTAAATCTTGAAGCCAGCGGATTCCATGTCATCCAGTATTGCATCAATAGCCCACTTTGAAAATGCTGCGAATTCAGTTAGTATCTTCTTTTCAGGAGAAACCCGAGCACTAGCTTGTCGTCCTACTGCGGCATAGACCAAGTTCACAAAGCATGTCTCAGTGTACCCTTGGTCAAGGAGCTCATCTCCTTCGATATTTCGGACTTTTAGTATTGAACGCTTCTTCACTGTACAGCAACAAAACTGGCTTGCATAATCGTAGGATGGTATCATGGGGAGAGAAAAGGTTGATCCATTTAAGGTGAATTCTAATTCTTAAAGAACTGTTTTATTCCAACCAGCTTTTATCATTTATTCCCATCTTTCTCGTGAAACATGACAGCTTTTTGGTGCATCTTGGAGACAAATTGTTGGTTCTGTTATAACCAT